CATCATAAACATATCTTCCTGGAGTCAATGTTGTTGTTTGATTTGCAGTTAATGCTAATGAAATAATTCCAGAAGTTGCTGGAAGTATAATACTAGATGCAAATGATACATATGCCGAATTTCCATAGTTTTTCCTAATCTTTGATTCTACTGAACTACCTGTCAAATCAAGTTCAGAATCTGTTTTTGGATTAACTAACTCAAAAAAAGTTTTGAATGAAAATCCTTGTTCAATTACTATGTTAGATACATATATTGACATTTTTTGTTATGTATTCCTTAAACATATTTATAAAGGATTAAATCCAAGAAAAGAAATAGTCTCCTGTTGTTTCAAATATAATTTACAATATAATCTACAAAAAATTTTTAATTGATCCTCATTTAAATTATCAATTATTCTAGTTTGTTTTTCGTATTCAAATAACTTATTAATAGTTTTTAATTCAATTTCATTTGGATCCATTAATCAACTCCTTTAATAATGTTTTAATTTCATCAATATCCTGTTTCATTTTATCAAGTTCTTTTTTTTGAAAATCTTTATTATGTAAAGTATTTAGATATTGATTATATGCAACAGAATCGCAATTTACTATTGCACCACTATTTTCATCTCTATAAAGATTTTGGTGACCCTTTACTCTTATCATCTTATTGCAATTGTTCTAAGTTCTTTGATTCTTGGGGGATATGCCTGATTAGTTCCAGACATTACTATTTTAATAACATATCCATTAAATAAACTAAGATTATCTGCAGTAAATTCATATTCTTTAAATTGATTATCAACACTTGAAGATACAAAAGTGTCTGGTCTTCCACTATTTTTAGAAGAATCTAAAACAGAATATCCTGCAGCAGTGGTATATGTTAAATTATCATATCCAGGAAAGAGTTCAAATGATTGATCAATCTCACTAGAATCTGGGCGAGATAAACTATAAAGAACTCTAAAATCGGCAGATTCATGACGATATACTGATAGAATAACCTTTAGAGAGGTTGCGGGTTGAACTAATTTGACCGCTTTTGAAACATAAACTGCAGCGTGTGGATCACTTAATATTGAGTTACTTCTATTATCTGATGAATAATCTGAAATAGGACTATTTAAACGACTTGAAATAAATTCGGTGAATGCTGTATCTAGATAAATTATTGGAGATAAATTTGGGTCTGTTGAACTTAATGTAATTCCTGTAGTGAAAGATTTATTTCTAGCAAGACCACTTAAATACTCTGTTTCATTTTCTTTAGAACAAACAAGTCTTACTGATTTTAAAGCATTTAATGAATTTAATTGAATTGGTTCAAATCCACTATCCAAAAATGATGTTTCACTTCCATCAACACTTGTTCCAGTTACAGATCTAATGTTAGCAGAAACTGATGTTTTTGATCCTGGAGTAATAAGATCATATGTTGGCACTATAGAACTGTAGAGAATATTTTCTGTTGCAAGAACTTTAGAACCACCCAAAGTTGCTTCAGATGTGAATTGTAACTGTGGCATTGATGTAGGAATTCCATCTATACTTCTGTCTATTCCACCAGTACTTCTATCTATTTCAATATAGTATTGATCCATACCAATATCAAAATCACTAATATCATGAGTTTTATTAATTCTCCTTAAAGAAACACCATTTAATTCGTACTTATATACTAAACTAGATTTATCGTGATCAATTGGAATTGTCGAATCAATAGATCTAGAAATGACTGTTAGAGATCCGCTTCCAACTCCTTGATAACTAATAATCTCATTTCCAATTTTTACATAACCAGGATTATTTGCACTTACGGAAACACCCTCAAATGTTGCAAAGTTTGAAGTATCCCCAACTGCAACAAAAATAGATGTAGATGAAGAAGTTAATGAAGAAACTAAAGGAACAGGTGCCGTATTAGACTCAACATTACTAAGTCTGACCTTATTAGTATTTGAATACATCCCGTGATTAAAATGCCTAACTCTCATATAAGCATTTGTTGAGCTTGAATAACTACGAATTGATGTATTTGCAAGAGAAACTATTGTTCCGGAATTATTATAATAATTTAATAAAGATCCAGTAGTGAAAGAACCTCCCTGAACATTTCCAAGATATAATGTATCTAATCCAGAAATTGACGAAATTGTAATTCTTGCATCTCTACCACGAACTGAAGATCCTGTGCCAACAGTGGCAGTTACAATTCCAACAATATCTCCAACAGAATATCCATTTCCTGGATTTACAATAATTGGTGTTCCTGTAATTATTCCAACAGAAGATGCTGTAATATTCAAAACAAGACCAGAACCATTTCCGGTAATATTATAAGTATTTACACTAGAATCTGTTACATAATTACTTCCTCCAGTAGTTAATCCTACTGCCGATACAGAACTTCCAGTTCCAATTACATTACCATAAACATAACTCTTCGTGGCATCTACAATTTTTCTACCCTTACCAAAATCGGAAATTAAAGTTGAATTTGTTATTGTTGTAATTCCAAGTGTTGCTGTTCTAGAAATTGTTGTAATTGGATTATTTCCTAATATTTTAACATATCCATTACTTTCATTTAATGTTGGATTATAGAAAAATGCAGTCCCTGTTGGAGATGTGAAATTTGCTTTATAAAGTTTAAATTTTAAATCTTGGTCTTGACTTGCAGTCCATATTGAACCATTTTGTGATTTAAACAAACTTCCCATTGAAAATTGTTTTGAATATAATACTGAGTCTGCATCAGGAAGTTGTTTTGTATTTACAGTTTTTTCACCCATAACAGCAGTCCACATTTCATACTTATCACTATTTTCTGAAATAATTACAACGGCATATTCTCTTCCTGGTGGTAAATAAATTGGTTCTTCGAAAGTTACTTTCGTTGCAATTGATGCATCATCAGAAATACTAACCTCAGATGGTCTTAATGTAACAGAATTTCCAATTACAATTCTTGTTGGTGTCCCTAACTCAACTGTTCGTATCTCAACCTTTACAGGAGCATTTCCATCATCTTTTGCAGCAAAAAATAAGTCTACCGCAGTTAAAAATGCACCATTTACATCGTCGGTTGTTGATGTTGGTGATGGTGCTTCTACATTCCCGCCGACAACAAATGATTGTGCAAGAGGGTCAACAAATCTTGCTATTACTGTTTTTGTATGTGTATTTACTGTTGTAGTAGAAGTTGTAGTATTTGTGGTTAAATTTGTTATGGTATTTGTAGTTAAATTATTACTTGTTGCAGTAACTGTATTTTCCCACTGCTCTAAAGTACCATCTGAATTATAATTTGTTTCTGCAGAAGAAGTACTTGAACTTCCAGGAAGACCTGGACTATTTGTCGAACTTGAAGATAGTTTGAATGTTTTAGTTCCTGTAGATATTCTAACGGTTGGTGTTGGGATTGAATTTGGATCTCTAATAAAGAATGCTCCAAGTAAATCTCCAAAATTATCAGAAATTAATCTAAGATCTTTTACATATGCTACTGCACCACTTGTCTGTCCAACTAATTGCATACCACTAATCAAATATCCCGAATATTTTCCTTGAGCTTCTTCAGATAATGAAATAGTATCAATATTTAAAATTTTTGAGGATTGATTGTATGAAGATGGTATAGATTCTGATTTAACATAAGGATTTATTGTATATTTTGTAGAAGGTGAATTATACTTTCCATATTTATGATCAGGAGATGCAATTCTAAATGAAATTAAATTATTTCCCCCATATGTACCAATAACAGTCTCACCAATCGAAAATGCTCCAGAGGCTCCGTAATTTTCTAATGTTTTAGAATTTGATATTTCGACTAGTTTTGGAATAAAATCAACACCACTATTTCCATCAAGAAATTGATAAAATTGTGTAGATGGTTTCAAATTAGATGCAGAAAATCCAGTATTTCTGGACCTCATAAATGATTCTCCAGATGAAGAAATTAAAACATTTCTTATCGTTGTATCAGTATCACTTACAGTATCAGAAACTGCATTTGAAGTAGTATTAGATGATGTGTTGGATGAGGATGATGATGTTATAAATGATTGAATACTTTGAACTTCTTCCTCTCCCCCTCTACCAGGTAAAGCAATATCGACATAAGAAACTTCACCAGATTGAGTTTGGATTGGAGTTAAATCGACAGAAACATTGCTTACTAAATTATTAGTAAGAGTCCTGCTTGAGTTTAATGTTATTGAAATATTATTATCGGGAAGTTGAACTGTTCTGACCCAATTATCAATTTCTGGATTTAATTTAATATCTCCATTATATACAATTACATTAAATGGATTTACATTTTCAACTTTTGTTGCAAATGCTTGTTCTATCCACCCAACTGATGTATATTTAAGAGTTACTGCTTTTCCTGTTTTTTGAACATTAGAATCCAATAATTCAAAATTTTGCGATAAATCTAACTCCTCATCAATAATAGAAATCGCTGGAGCAATTTGAGATTTTAAAGAATTTCGACTTAAAACAGGAGTTAGTTCATTTGCTGCAGTATTGACTCTAATATCCGATAGTTGTTTATTAATTAATTCGTAATTTTTAAAATCATCTACAAAAAATCCACTCTTAAATCTATTATTTCCTTCAGAGTCTTGAATCTGCAAAGACTGAGTATTAACTTCAAGTAGTGATAATGATGTTACTCTTTCCAGATTTTGAACCCTATCTTCAATTAATCCAATATCTCTCATTGTATATCTTCTATTATCCATTAAAGTCACAATAGCATTTGCTGGATTATAAAGATATGGTGGTAATTTGATTGTTGCAATTTCCATTACAGCATCATTTTTGTTCGGAGCCTTTGGAGTTTTTGATGATGTTCCCTTTTCTAATATAAAATTTCCAATTTTGTCCAAATATAATTTATCAATTCTTGCCAAATAGTATTCGTATCCAAGCAATGAACTCTCATTTGGTGCTAAGATTGTTTTTGGTTGTAAATCAGTAATAAAATCTCTAGATGAAAAATCAAAAGGTGAAGAATTAACTGAAGAAAATATTGGAACTCTTGGTCTAAAATCTAGTGTATCGGAAGATCTTACCAAATTAGGTCCAATGGAAGGAATATCATGAGTAAATCTTTCTTTATCATAACTTAAAACTGTAAAAACATCTCCAGAATCATTTGATGGTATTGAATAATAATCAAATACAATTAATAACTGTTTAGATGGTTCTGTGGTTCCTTTATTTCTAATAATTTTAGAATAATCATAATATTGATTTTTTTGTCCTTTATTGAGAGTAAATAAATTTGTAATATCTTTATATTTTCCTAAAGTAATATTTTGTATTTCTGTTATTATATTTGATTCAGAAAATGTTACTGATTCTGATTCTAAAAATCTTTCAGAATTTAAATATACAATACCCAAAACATCTGTAGAAGGTTTTGATACAACCCTTGCAATTGCTTTGCTTTTGTTTCCGAAAATATCTTCTCCTATAATTGAATTTGTTGATACTATTGCATTTGAACTAAATTGAATTTTATCTAAAACCGGTGCAGAAGAATCAAAAGATTCATATACTGATATTATCTTTACAACATCAGGATAATTTAAAGATATTTCTTCATCTTGAACCCTTAATCCATAATATTGATTATATGTTAGACCATCAGCAATAGATGAACTAATACCACTTCCTGATTGTGGATATTTTGAATTAAATATTGAAATAGTATTACTTCTATTATAAATTTTTATTTTACTTTGAATTCCGTTTTTGATTAAAGTAGTATTTACTACAATATTGGATTGATTAGGAATCAATCCACTAATATTTACTGTTCCTGAATTTAAATTAAATTGATCAGAAGTTATTTTTGAGGTTATTCCATTACTATAATGTACCGAATACCTTTCCTCATCAAATGCTGCAAAAAATGCACTAGTAATTCCGATAATTGACGCTGGTGTAAGTGTCAATACTCCATTACCATCTGTACTTTCTCCAGTTACTTGATGAGAAATTGTTAATAAAGAATCAGAAAGATTTAATGAAGAAATATTTGAATCTGGCAATTTTGCATAAAGGAATCCAGATTTTTCATTTCTTATAATAGGGGCACCGATAAAGACATTACTATAAGATCCGTCAATGACTGATCCACTATATATTCCAGAAACGCTTGATATAGGTGAAATTGTTAATGATGTTCCAGTAGGAGATACTGCAGTTACTCTATTAAATGTTTCATTGATATTAGATGTATTTTGGTATCTAATAATTGATCCAACCTTTACACCAGTAAAAACCTTCCCAGGACTACTTAAAGTATTATTAGATATTGCCGCTCCAACTACTCCATTAGGAAGTCTAAATCTTTCTAATAAACAATTTGCACTAAAATTTGCAGAAAGGTTTGATATTGAAGTTGGTTGACTTACCGATTTAATATCTTCAGATGAATATGTTATTATAGATTTAATTGATCTTGGAAAATCTAAACCATTTATAATTAATTGTTCTCCGACTGAAAATGTTCCAGAAGTTTGTCTTAAATTGATTGTAACAGAGTTTCCTCCAGCAGAGACTGAAAATCCACTTGCTCCACTACTTTTACCTGTTACAAATGATGTTGCTGGTAATTCGGTATCAGAAATTGCTGAGTTTAGTGTGATAGATGTATATGTCTGAATATCATACAAATATAAATCCCAATTAGTTGCATTTCCACTATAAGAAGCATCAGTAAGATTAAAATTATATACTCTTGCATTTCCGATTGTCGATCCTATTCCACCAAGTTGATCGTTTAAATTTATAACATATCTTTGCCTTGGTGTTCCAGATACGGTATTAACTCTTAAAATATTTCCCATTTCGAAAGGAATATTTACATTTTGTATAGATTCAGTATCTCTTGATTTATTAACATCAATAATCGTAGTTGAAATTTTATCTATATCATACCCCCTAACATAAGCTTTTCCTGGAGATATTTTCAAACACATTAAATCATCGGATGGTTTATTATCTTGTTCAGTTGTTTCTGTATCAAAAAATAATCCATTATTTCCTAATCTATCATTTAGAGAATTATTAACAGATACATTAAATGGTGAAACAGTATAATCTCCAGATTCATCATATGTTCTTTGTGCCATATAATCTTTAATTATATTGTATTGAGTTTTTGACTGAATTATTTTAATTTTCCCATCTTCAACTCTTAATAATTCAACAAAGTCTGTGTCATTATTATCTGATATTAGTTTTTTAATTAGAGTTAAATTTATAATAAATCTATCGGCACCAGGTGCAGCATAATTTGTGAATCCTTTGGAAGGATCATATAATGAAGAATCATCCTTTGCTCCAATAATAATCTCATCAATTTTTAATCCAACTCTATATGACGGTACATTTGTATAATTATCTAATATTATGGTTTGTTTGGAAACATTAACAAAATATCCTCTAATAAAATATACACCATCTCCAATGGATGCTGCAGAACCTATAGATGTTGCATCTGATGTCAATAAAGATGCAAATGGTGTTCCGGCATTAATTGTAGTATTTCCGTATGTTATATTTTCATCTGCAATTAATGATTCTCCATTCTCGAATGGGTTAAATTCGAAATTATTGTCAGAATCTATATATTTGACATAAATTGTTAAGTCATCAACATTAACATCATCAGGAAAAGCAATAAATTGAATTGTTGCAGTTGTTCCTGATATTTGACCTGTTACTTTCTTGCCAATAAAATTTTCAATATAAAGAGAAACATCAACTCCAAAATTACTTGAATTTAGTTTTACTGAATTAAAATTTCCATCATATGCTATATTTCCAGGAATCACCATCGATCCTTCTTTAAATATATGACTACCAAAAGATTTTACCTGATCTTGTAGAAGAGATTGTAATGTTGTTAATTCTCTTGCCTGCACAGGGTACCCTGGTTTAAATAGAACTTTATAAAAATTTTTTTCAGAATCAAAATCATCATAATATGGACTAATATTTAAATCTGTTTTTTGTGTCATTTTTAGTTAGAATTCCAGAATAATTTTAATGTCTTCTTTTTGTCGAATATCCCTTGTCACCAAAGGACGATTATCAATATAAATTATTTCTCCCGACTTTGTATTTATCTCTGGATTTGAAAGTCCTCCCGTGAAAGTTACTCCCAAATCTATAACTTTTCCACCAACTGTTATTTTATTACTATTATTTGCAAATGAAGTATCAATAGAAGCGGAGAATGGTCCAATATTTTCTGCAGAAGATTCAAAAGAAAGAACTTTAGAACCTGAACTTACAGTATTATAATCAGTTTGATCTATTTTTAAAGAATTTCTAAAATATAATGATCTATCTCTAAAATATTTTAAAACTTTTGTTTCTTTATCATAAGATGCAACATAACCTCTGGCAGTTCCTCCCGCAACATTTTGCGTTATTTCCTCTCCTATTGTTGGAGATCCTGAAAACGTTGAAGTCAATCCAATTCCTGAAAGTGTTGAAAATTGATTTTCAGTAAAAATAATAGAATCTGAAGATGGTATTGTTGGATTTTTTATAATTCCAACCTGTGAAAATTTTGTATCAGTTGGAAAATCTTTTGTAGAATCATCAAATCTTGCATATATTAATATTCTATCAGTTCCCAATTCTGTGTAAATATCATAACCATGTCCCTTTGATGGTGGAATGATTGGTATTAATTTTGCTGGATTTGGTATAGATCCTCCTTGTGGTTGAAGATTTCCAAGATCAACTATTGCCCAAGTGTAACCATAACCTCCTGCAGTAACTTGTGTGGAAGTAATTTTTCCGGTGCTGTCAACATTAATTGATACTCTTCCTCCATTTCCATCCCCAAGAATATCAACAATTCCTGATTTATATCCTCCTCCACCATTTGCAATATATACCTGTTTAATTTGATTTGGATTTGTGGAACTTGAATATCCATTTTCCCGAATACTCACAATTTCATTATTTGTTGATGTCTTCCAGTCATTCGGAACAACAATGTATTCTGTTGAATCAAATTTTATAATATCACTTGGTGAAATTGCAAACAAGTATTTCCAAATATATCCATCTCCACTTTGACCTGCACTAGAAGGATCTAAATCAGTAAAAGTTGGTTCATCTTGTGATTTATTTCCTTTTAAATTTTCTGAGGAGGATCCATTGTAAATACAAATATAAACCTTATAATCTTTATTAATTACATAAAAATTTGAATCATATAGTCTAGAGAGGTTAGAATTTGGTGTACGATTAGAAATACTATAATCGTGCCTATACATATCATATGATGTATTAGCAGTCCATTTAACATATCTTATAACTCTCCTAATATTACTACTTGTAATTTTTTTACCAAATAAAGCAGTATCTTTACAATGTGAAGAATAATCAAGATTGTCAGTTGGATTTGGAATATTAGTATCCCAAGTTGTTGTTCTTCCAAAACCAGGGTTTGTAGGATTAGATAGTCCTAAAAAAACATAATAAGAATTGTTAGTATTTATAACAGAGTCTATAAAATTACTCGCATTCAATATTCTAAATTGATCTGTTACGATTGCCGCCATATTGATATTTTTTAGATATTTATAAGAGTTTAGAAAGTGCTCCAGTCTTTCTAAGACCAGATTTTCTTCTTTGTATTGTTGAGAATGTTGATAATCCAACATCAATAGTATTTCCGGTTACTCCTATAGAAATTGGAGAATTTGATCGACTAAATCCTGATAATCTTCCCCAAGAGTATTTTCCAACAGGATTTGATGTGCTTCCAGTAGATTCCAATCCAACTACAGATGTTGTTGATAATATGTTGCAAGTAATAATTCCAACAGTTCCACTTGAAGAAAATGCAGAGATGATATAAATATTATCTAAAAATGTTGTTCCTATTCCAACTATTGAGGAATTTGAATTATTAATAGAAGTTAGACCACTTCCAATTCTTGTATCAAAGATATAAATTGGATATCCTGTTTGAAGTCCTGAATAACCTGATGGTCCAGTTAAATTAAATTTAAGTGCCAATGGATTTCCACCAATACCTTGGGTGGTAGTAATTCCTGTAATAATTCCACTAAACCCATTTACTAAAGTAATTGTTGATATATTTTCATATATTGGATTTGGAAGTGGTGCAATAACTTTTGGGGGATTTAAATTTGTATAACCAAAACCAGGATTAGTTATTGTTATTGGTGTTGTTAATGTCCCTCCAGCACCAACTGTGATTGTTGCGATTGCCGTAGACCCTACTCCCACTATTACATCTCCTATTTTTTTTAGTATTACTGGAGGTGGAGAAATTTTTAATGTTAATAAATTTCCAGTGTATCCACTACCAGGATTATTAATAATAAGTGATTGTACTGTACCTAATCCAGAAACAACCGCTGTTATCCCAGCCGATACTGGATCAAGAGAACCAGAAACAATTAAAGCATCTGTTAAGTTTGGGGTCCCATACTTAAAGAAATCTGCATTATCCACAAATATTTGGGTATCTGTGGTTGAAAAATCTCCAATAATTTTTGCAGTTGGGAATATTGAAGATTCAAGAGAATCTCGACTCTTATAAACTAATTCTCCATTAATTTTTTGATCAATTTTTTGTTTATTCCAACTTAATGGTTTATAATTGTTAGAATCTACTCCTTGTTTAACATATAAATTGGTTTCAAATTTATCAGATCCAGATATATCAAATATTGTTCTATTATCTTGGGTTATTGTTTCAAAAATTGAATTATTTTTAAAAACTTTGACCGTATCACCTATTTTTAGAGTTTCTTCTATATCATCAAATAAAGTAATATCATCACCAGCAGTTCCTTTATAGAAAAAGACTGAAATATTATCTTCTTGTTTTGGTGCAGTTGTAAATACGAAACTTGTTCCGCCATCAAATTGGTATGCTATTTCAGGATCTTGAATAACACCATTCACAACAATGAATAAGGCATTAGAAAGATTGACTAAAGAATTATTTAATTTTTGAAAACTCAACAATTCATCATTATAAAATAATGGAAATCTTGTTCTAACACCGTCTTGATATTTTTTAATTGAATCAATGAAATCAAATTCTCCAAACTGCCACGCAGCGAAAGAGTCAGAAAATGTATCAATAACTGTCAATTGAAACTCTGACAATGGAGAATTTAATCCCTTTGCAGTCACTAATCCGACGGGTTTGAATACGTCACCTCTTTGGAATGAATATCCTTGCCTTGAAATATTAAATTTTGATACCTCAAAATAGGTTGATCCAATTCCTGTAGTTGAACTTGCACCAACTTCAACATTTAGTAAAAGACCTATTCCAGTTTTTGTTGTTGCACCAATTCCTAATCTTGATATTCCAACAACATTTAAATTTTCATAAGATGGTTCTGATACAAATATTTGTGGATTTGAATACCCTGTGCCTCCACCAACAATCGTAAATCCTAGAGTTCCTCCGGCACCAATACTTGCACTTATAGTTGCTGCAGCACCAGTATGTCCACTTTCATATACGGAAACTCCTATAGAAACAATTCCATTATATCCAGATCCAACTTTATCTGTCGTTCCAATTCCTATAGAAACAATACTACCGCCTGCACCAACTACAGCAGTTACTGCTGCCCCAACAAGAGGTGCATATCCAAGACCTAAAGAAGATCCTAAAGATATTATAATTCCTCCTCTTGGTGTTTGGTTTTGGTTTACCTCAAATTCAGAAGTAAATACAGTATTTGTATTTGAAATAGTAACTCCAGAAAATATAACACTAGATATTCCAGAATTTTCAGTAATTTTAAAATCATTTTTAAGATTATTAAGAGTTGTTGGAGTTTGAAAAACACCATTTATAAATAAAATTCCATTTCCTCCAGAAGTTCCTAGACCAACTGTATTTGCCCCACCAACAGTTAATGTAAATGTTCTACCAATTCCTGTAAATTTGGATGAAATATCATCATATATTTGATTTGATGTATAGTTATTTCTTAAAAAAACTCTTCCAGTAAAATCTGAGGTTTCAAATCTTAAATTACTTGCGTCTCTTTTTATCTGAGGATTTCCTCTTGGAGATTCTGAAAAGAAAATCTTATTATCAACAATATTATAAGAACCCTTATAAATTCTTGCTTGTGTAGAATCATTATGTGATGTTGCGGATGATCCAACAAATCCTCTTTGAACTTGGATTAAATTAAAACTTCCATTGTTTGTAATTGGTCCAATACTTGTTGTTCCTAAACCAACATTAATAATTCCCATATACTCATTATCAATTTTGATAATATCTCTTGGAACTATTGATGATATTCCACTTAATGAAAATATTGAAGATGCAGCACTTATTTGTCCATTATTTCCAGACAAACTATGGTATATTGGAGTAAATAATAATGGATATTGAACTATATTATCAATTGTAATAAGTGATTTTTCATTTTTCTTTTTCATTTCTAGTTGATGTGCATTACCTAATCCCACTGTTGTGAAGGTAACTCCAATTCCTAATAAGGCATAATCCTTTCTTGTTGATAATTTAAATTGATCTTCTGATATTTTGATAACATAAACATCAGAAGGTAATAGTGTTGTTACGATTCCTGCGGAATTTAAAGTTGCTCCAATTCCTATCGAACTTTGACCAACTCCAATAAAAGTTGATTTCGGAGTATAGATAAGTTCTTCAGAAGGACTAAAGAAGTGATTTTTTATTGAAAATATTCCTGTTGTTCGATTTAATATTAAAGAATCTTCTGGATTAAATATTTTTACAAAAATTGGAATGTTATCACTTTTCAAATCAAAATCAAGTCTATTAATTCTATCTCCATTAATTGCATTATAAAAAATAATATCAATTGAATCTGTTACAGTTCCATATGTAAAATTTGGTGCAATATTTAAAGAATCTAAAGTTGAATATAAACACTGATTAAATGAAAGAATTTTTATTTGAGAATTTATTACAGAATCGGGATAGAATTTTAATTCAAAATTATTCCCAGAATATTCTCCACCAAAAGTTCCAATTCCTGATGTACTTCCAATCGAAATAAATGGAGATTGCTTAACATATATGTTAGTATTATCGTGAATCGTAAGTACCTGATGAAGAGCACTGGTTGACCCAACACTCACTTCAACAATAGATTTAATTGCATTAAAATTAGACTTATTTAATGATATTACAGTAGATGCAGAAGAAACAGTAGATGAATGTGTTGATTGATATATTACACTTCTTTCATTTCCTGCAATTTGACCACTCAAAATAAATCGATGTATTCCAGATCCAACTGCAGTTGTTCCAAACCCAACAATACTTGATCTAACATTCACAAGATTTGATGAATTATTAGTATAATTTAAAGATAAAATTCCTGAGGAAATATTTGAGCTGAATGATCCTATAAAATTTCCTGAATAATTGTTGCTTGAAAATTCTGAATCAAAATAATATTGGGAAATATATGTATTTGTTCCATCGTGATTTAAATATACTTCAACAAAATTCATTGAATTTGATGTTAAATCAATAACTTGTACATTGGCAATTAATGATGAAAATTTAGATGAATTGACTGAAATAATTGAAGTTGATATTCCTGGTGACGCATTTTTATTAGATCCTGTTAAATTAATAAATCCAATTGAAGTTGTTCCAATTCCAACAGAAGATGAATCAAAATTACTTTTAATGACTTTAATATCATAATCTATACTGTAAGGATCATTTGGTATAAATTGTAAATATGATTTTCCAGAATTATTTTCTTCTATAGAAAATGATCCATATTCTTCTCCTGGGATATGTGTAATACCTATTCCCGAATTTGCAATAGTTGATTTTTCTGCAATAAATGCATTATTACCATCATTTAAAATTATAAGTTCTGATAATTGAATTTGAGAATTATCATAATTAGAAACTCTAACTAAAATATTATTATAAGATGTTCCAGAGTTTAATTCGATTAAATTTATAAACTCACTTGGTTCTCCATCTAAATTTGAAAATTGTCTACTTATATCATCTATTTTTAAAACAACATTAGTTTTACACTCAATATAATCTGCTAATTTTTTATTTTTTAATTTTAAAAATTTAGAAAAATTTTGGACAACATCAACATCAATAACAAAATCAAAATCATAAATTGTATCTACTCTGTTTTCTTCGATAATATCATATACGATAGAAGTAACATCTTTAGAAGAGACTACTGTAGATTTTAAGTTTCCGGTTGATGTAATTCCAGTGTCGGAAAAATTTTTAAGACCAATAGTATGAAGTAAACTGTTAATTGGTGTTTTTGAATTTTGATATGTAATTGGGCTTTTTACAGTATATGAAAGATTTTGATAATAATCATTATCAGGTATTACTTGATTGTCTTGACTTAATTTTCCAATATCATCAATCCATCCAAGATTTTTTTCTACAGAATAATCAACTTTAAATTTACCAGAACCATATTCAATTTCATTTATTGTTGCAATATTTCCCGATTCATTTCCAATTATAACTTCTTCTGGCAATGGTTTGTAAGACCCAAATACTTTAATGAATGATTTATTACTTGAAATAATTTTTAAATCTCTTTGAATTCCTTGTGAAGAAAGTTTTTCACCAACATTGAACAATGAAGGAGTTTGTAAAACTTTAAATTCTGGATAATCCGTACTTTTTATAATATTTGCAGTAGAATTTTGAATTATCTCGGCAGTTCCTGGATTTGTAGTTAGTCCAACCAAACTAATAGTAACTTTATCAACAATTCCAGAATTATCGTATCCGGTTACATTAAAAAATTGATACCCATAGTTCTCAGAATTAAATCCGGAACCATCCGATCCTACTTTTTTAATTCCTTCAATGAATACTTTATCTCCAACATTATATGGAGAAATGTTAAATCCCAATATAGGAGTTGTTATGAAACAAGTAAAAATTCCACTAGAAGAAGATTCAACTTTTTGAATGCTGATTCCATTTGTATTGTTTTCTGCAACTAATTTTATTGTTGTTTCTGGAAGACCTTTGGGATATTGTATAATATTTACAGAATTTATAGAATTTCCTAATAATTTTGCATCAAATATTCCACTATTAATTTTTTTTCCAGTTGTGGAATTTACTATTGATATATTGGGAGCATTAATATATCCATTTCCACCATTAAGAACTATAATACTATCAATTGTATTTGAATTTTTAATTGATATTAGAGGGGATATATATGCAATTGGTTGTAAAGTTTTATCGGAAGAATATTCAAAACCTTCATTAATAATTCTTAATTCTTTAATATTTCCTATTATTTTTGATTTTGGAATAATGTATGCATCTTTTCCATTATTTGAATTTGATCCGATAAATATTGGAAATTTTTTATATCCAGATCCTCCAGAAACAATGTTAATTTTGTGAATAGATCCTTTTGCTGAAATTGAATTTGTGTTATATTTTAAAATATCACATTCATTTTGATAATATGTTAATTTTTGTGGTATTGTCTTCAAGGAAATATTAAATGTTGTTGATCCAATGCCCGAAATATTATATGTTGAATTATAATCACTATCTTCAAATAATATTTCTGAATAATTATTTACTGAAGTATCTGAAGTACTAATATTACCAGATTTTTCCAAATTATAGTACAATTTAGTTGGCAATTTTTCATCATAATTAATAGTAATAGATGCATTTGAAGAAACTCCAACAGTTCCTATACCAGATAATATAAATTTTGATGTTGTCGCAATTGATACGAATTCATTTTTATAATTTTTATCATAATAAAGTTTAAATTTATATCCAGAAAGTGAGGAATCTGATAAATTAAATACTAAATTATTATTTTTAATTACACTAATTTGAGGATTTACTAAAGAAATTGATTGATTTGATCCTCCTGTGCTTGCAATACTTACTACTGTTGGGGGAATATTTTTAGAATCAATGTAAGTCTTTGAAACTTTTATATTATTATTATCAACTTTATAAACATAATAAAAATCTGTAGATAATCCAGAAGGAAGTACATCAGAAGAATATAATATTTTATCTCCTGTTTTTAAATTGTGAGAATTAATGGTAATTGTATTTGTGGATGTATTAATACCAGTAGAATTGAATCCTATCGGGTTAATTAAAATATTACCGGTATTTAAATATCTCTTGACGTATATGGAAACGGATGTGCCAATTCCAACAGAAAGAGATGGTTTAAATTCCAAATTTATAATGTCATTATTATTTAATCCGTGGTAGGTTGATAATGAAACTGTTGATTTAATTTTATCAACCTTTCCTTTTATCTGAGAATATTGAGTCTCAATTGAATAGTTATTATTGTCATAACCATTGCTTCTAAAATATACCTCTGATGACGTAAGATTTGTTTTAATTCCTATAATATTTTTATTTTTATTTGTCACATACACATTTGTAGGAATATCAAATTGATTTCCTGTAGGAGAAGTTGATATTGAAATATTTGATCCACTGTACGAAAAAATAACAGGTTGGTTGTTTGAAAATGGATGATTTTCGATATAAATTCCTTGTGTGGGAATAATTCTTGTAATATTAGAATTTCCAAATTTAAATGTGATCGAATTTGTAATTCCTGCAGTTGTTCCAACACCAACAGATTGGGTTGGATTAAATAATACTTTATTATTAACTTTTGAATCAAAATAATCTATTTTTTCAGAAATTGTAAATGAATCTGGAATAAAATTTACTAATGTTGTTGCTGTGTGTGATACTCCAGTAGATCCTCTCTCAACTTTAATTATATTAATATTTTCAAATACTTCCAAAACTTTCATTTTTTCGGAACCAATTGAAATACTGCTTCCGACTGACACCTTTATTGGAATTTGAGTAACATAAATTTCTGTTGTCAGACCTGATATTGAAGTTGCTGGAATATCATTGAGAAGATTTGTATAGTATGATGATACTTGAATTTTATAAGAATTATTTAAGTTAGACAAATTTGTCGAAAATCCAGAAATTGTAACAAAATCATTATTAAAGAGACTGTGATTTGGTAAAATTGTAACTTTTATTTGATTATCATTATTCCAGGAGAAAATTGAATTTTCATAAGTTTCTATAGATGTTTCTAATTTAACAATATCTTTTCCTGATATAGAGGAAACTTTTGCAGTTAGACCTCCACCACCTGTATTGGTATCATCAAAATTTAAAACATCATTTACTTTATAATCTGATCCATGATTTATGATACTGAATTCACTTACATTTCCGCTTGTTACAGATTCTACAATAGATTCTTGATTTGTAAAATCACTTGTTTCTATAATAAAATCATTATCTGCATAGTTGTCTGAAATCTTATATGGTAAAGTGTTTCGAAGTAAATCTGAATTATTAAAATCAAATGATTGATTGAGTGTTGAATTCTCTTCTAAGGTATTTGTTCTATACTTATCTCCAATAAAATATGGAAATTTTGGGTTTAAAGAAACTGAGTCTAGAGTTGCAAAATATGCATATATCCCGTTTGGAAATTCTGGAGTTTTTCCAAATCTTCCATTATTTTCATCCAAATCTCCAGAATTTGTATATGTATAATCTTCAACAAAAAATCCTGGTGCAAATGCAAATGTAGAAGGTCTATCGATAACATTATTTACTTTTAATTCATACCCTGAAGATAAAAGTTTTGGTATTGAATTTGAATTCTCTGGATCAGTATATCCATATGGTCCGTATATTGGATTTCCATCATAGGACCATCCAATTATTTTAGATACAGATCCATTATCATTAAATGATGTCCTTAACTTTTCAAAGTATCCGGAAACTGAGTATTGTAATTGATTTTCTCTTTCAAATAACAACTCATCTCCAAATTTATAGTTATTATTTACTGTTAAAGATCGAATATTAATATTAAAAACAGAATTTTTTCCTGAAGATTTAACGTTAATTATTGTTGAGGTAGAAGAATATCCTATTCCACTATTAACTATCTTAACGTCTGTTATTTTTCCATCTACAATGACTGCCCTTAAATCTGCGCCAGATCCAGAACCAGAAGAATCTTCTATAATTAAATCTGGAATTGAATAATATTCTATTCCGCTGTATTGAATATTTACTGAATTAATTTCACCATTAATAATTATGGGAGTTAATTGCGCTTCTCTACCATTTTTTATTGATATGAGAGGTTTTTTTTCAAGATTTATAATTGTTGATCCATATCCTGTTCCTGATTCATATAAATAAACATCAATTATTTTACCCCTAACTACTGGGGTTGTTACAAGAGATTGATATGTTTGAGTTGTTGTTCCAAATCCAACAGAAGAATATAATATAGAAACAGATATATCTGGATAACTAAAATATTGATATCCAGATCCACTAGAAGAGAATCTGATATAATTTTTTCTATTGTAATTACTATTATCTGTTCCACCAATCCCAGCATCACATAACCTAAATGAATTTTCATTTTCCTTTAAAACATAATATTGCAATAATGTGGAAATTCCAATTGTGGATGTCTGATAGTTATAATTTACTAATTCACCACTTTCAAATCCATGATTTTTAAAAGTTATGTTATGATAAATTGTCGATATTCCTGTAGGAGAAACGATTAATTTTCTATTTGTATATTCCCCACCATCAATTATTTTAATTTCTGATATTGTATTTTTATAGGATGCTGTTGTAAATTTATGAATCCCAGAGGTATTATTTCCATTAAAACTTATAGTATTAATTCCTGAATTATAATCTAAAATTGATGGATAAAGTCTAACAGTCTTATTGCTATCTAGTTTAACATAATATGTTGAGTTATTGACTAAAGTTCCTGGAGTAGTTCCTATACCAATTCCGAGATTTCCATTTGAATTATAAATTAAAGGTTCTCCATTATTCAAATTATGATTGTTTATGAATGTTAATTGCCTTGTTGAAGTACTAATTCCCCCAGAATTAGTAATAAGTCTTCCATCAAACAAAATACTTCTTTGTCTTTTTGTGACAATTGGATTTAAAATTGCACCAGAACCATTTCCACCAGATACTCCAATAGACACAATTTTATTAATATCATAATCTTGAGAATCGATATAAATTTTTTGAATAGATCCACTAATTACTGGTTGAGCTAGTGCTGTTGTTCCTGTTCCAGAAGAAATTGAGATTACTGGTGGATTTATAACATCAAAATTTCTCCCACCATTTAATACATCAATGGATTCTAGTGGTCCGTAATAAACTTTATCATCAGATTTATAATTATTAATCTCTACACCATTGATTAGCATTCCAATTGAACCAGGTATAGTTGGTTCTCCTATTCCAGTATTAATATTTTCTGTTAATCGAAATTTTTTAAGTAATTTTTGAGGACCAATAATTTCTGATTTTTGAGAATATAGTGTAAATTTATGATTATTTGAATTATCAAATAATGAGTTTGAAAAAAATGAATCTGTAAATGTAATATAATTATTACTACCAATAAATGATTTTGAAAAATAAAGTCTTATTCCTTTGGGATTAGATATATTCTCAACATAATAATCTCCGGTATCTAATCCAACTATTGGAGTACCTGAAGGTTGATAATAAATTCTATCCCCCGTAATAAATGGAGAACTGGATTCTTTATATTGTATAATAGTGTAATTTTCTGTTAATCCTATTCCAAATATTGATTTAATATTTTTTTCTATTTGATATGTGTATAAGTTGTTTCCATTTGATGGCAATGAATTTGAAGCCACATATGCATATTCATCATCGACATATAAATTTTGTATGTCTGATAAAACAGTATTGTTTCCAAATTTTATAGGAACATTTAGACTTGATGCAGTATTCAGTTTTCTTCTTATATCATATTTTTTATTAGAATCTAAATTTATAATTGGATTTAAAACAATATTAATTCTATTTTCAGAAAAATTGATGGTGGTAATTTTTCCAGTAGATATTCCTACATTAGATTCTCTATATAAAAGTTCAAATTCATCTCCAATTTTTAAACTAGATTTATCAATTGAACTTGCGAGAGTATAATTTGTACTACCATCCTTTATCTGATATCTTGATCGTGTATTATAAATCCAAGAATTTGCAAAAATTTGTTTATATGTTTGATTAGTTTCTGGATTTTCTATTAAATCTCCAATACTTTTAATCGAAATAATTTGACCTTCATCAAGATTTAAAGAATCTGATGTTTGTACAAATTTTGATAGTACTCCAGTCAATCTTAATTCTACTTTTTTTGTAAGATCTCCATTTTCATACCCATAATAAAATTCATCTGATCTTATATCATCTTTTGTTGATATCGTGTACTGAATTCCTGAACATTCAAAAAACTGATTAATACTCTTACTTTGATATGTAATTGTATTGTTTCCTGATATAATTTTTCCTTTTTCAGGAAATCCAATTGTCGAATCTACTGAAATTACAGAAGATCCAATAGAAACCGTTTCAAGACACCTGGTATTTGGTGTAATTTCAAAATTACCTTTGACTGCAGATATATCATCATATCCGACAAAAAGAGAAATTTTGTAATATTGTCTATTATTTCTTAAAAATGGTTCAATTTCAGAAATTGATGCACTAGTAATTGTGTCTGAAGATTTTTGAATTGTCTGACCAAGTAATTTTGAAGGATCTCCAGAAATTCTTTCGACAATTACAATTTCTCTTCTAATAAATTTGGCAGATGATGGTTTAATTAAAAATTCTTCAAGATTTACAACTCTTGGATTTACCCCATAAAGAACATTAAATAAAATTCTAAATGATTCATTCGTACCCTTTGATTGATACAGTGATTTTACTTGTCTTATAAAATTTCCAACATTTAAATTTGAAACAAAATCAACTTCCTCTAATCCTGGAGCAAATGTGTATTTGAGTTTTTTATAAAATTCTTTTAAAAATAAGGAGCTTAAATTTTGTATCGAAGATTTATTTTTATGTTCTTTTGAGATTGTTTTAGAAAAAATTAATTCTTCTTGATTTAAATCGTTATGATAATTAGTAATTCCACTAAATCCACGAATACAACCAGTGAATGTATTTGTTGTAATTCCAGTATATGTAATAACTTCATCATCAATCTTTAATAACCCATATTTTTGGGGAAATCCTTTGGTGCTTGTTACTGTTATGATTTCAACTGTTGAATTAATATCATTTTGTAAAAATGTGCTATCAACTACAACTTCTGGAGTTAGATTGTCTAACTTTAAATATTGATCAAGATTTTCTGCAATGTCTACTGGACCACTTTGATACTCTTGGGAAATATAATACTGTTTTAAAAAATCTATGACCTTTGGACTTTCATCCAAAATAAATTCTGGCAGTTGATTTTCAATAATCTGTTGAATTTTGACTCTAGATTCGAACCCTGTTTGTATCATATTACGATCTTATATATTTTCCATTTGGATAACTTGAAGTATAATAGTCCCTTACAAATGATGTTCCTGATATTTCATCACCTGAAGCAATTACATCTTTTACCATATTTATTGTACTTTTTGAAATACTAAAGTTTAAATATAAATCATTCAATCCAACAATATCATTTGATTCTGGAAATGCCTGAATTTCTATTGTGTTATCTGCGAGAGAAGTCGCGCTAATTTTTATTGTTCCTAGTTTAATTTCCCCCTTTAAGTAGTCAATTGTTCCTGCTGATTTTATAATTACCTGATTAGAACCATCTGAGAGTGGTTTTACAATTGCAATAATTCCATTTGTTCCGGTAGAATCCGGAACATCTGTGAGATATACCGTATCGGGTTCATTAGATATATTAAATCCTGTGGATTTGATATTATAACCCTCACGATTAATATGAAATTTATTTCCGAAACATAACTCATATTGTGCAAATTGTCCGGTGATTGCCTTTAGGTCTCTCCGAATTATAACTTTTGTGATATTGGAGGTTATAGAACTGTCTGTATTATCAATGACCTGAAGAACTTTACTATACTTAAATCTACCACCAAATTTATTCAAATCTATTGAATCTGAGTATTGAGTAAGCGAATTAATAATTTTTGTTTTAAGAGATTCAACAGTAGAAACTTGAGAGTAATTGTAATAAATTGAAGAATCAATTTCGACATATAATATTTTAAGGTCTATTATTTTTTGATTAATTCCAGAAATACTATATTGTTTAAGGTCAGATAAAATTCTTGATTTTTGAAAATCTGAAACATATGTTCCATATTTTGGTTTAATTGCAATTGATACTGTTCCATATTCGGGTGGATCTAGTTCTTCTCCACCAATAATCGAAACTGATTCTGTTTCTGGGTATATTTTTTTAATGATTGCTTCATAATCACGAGAAGTGACCGCTCTATATTGTGAAGAATAAATTATTGGAGCAAAATACCTAATTGAATCTATTGACTCGATTTCGGCACCATTTTGAGATTGTTGATTTGTTGTGATTGAAATCGGATTTGAAAAGTTATTTACAACTACATTAGAAGAGTCTTTAAGACTTCCGGCAAAAGAAAATGATTTTACTCCGTTTCCGGATACTCCGTCAGTAACAATATAAGTTATGGTAATTATTGAATTATTTTTTAGTTTATTTCCTATTAATCCATCACCAAAAAGAAGTTCGTACTTTTCGTCCTGAACCTCTTGTACCAAATAAATCTTTGAGGTCGAATTTATATTTAAAATATTATCAACAGAAAAATATTGAATTCCAATACCACTTTCATTACTTTCTTTCACATAAACACAAATTGTGGAAGTATCAATAAATGAATTATTTAAAATAAATCTTTGATCCAGTGATCCATCGACTGTAAATTCTTTTTTTAAAAATGTTCCTTGATATACTGTTATTTCATTAAAATCTGCAGTGCCATTTACCAGATTTGCTGAAATATTATTTGGAATTGAAAATATGTATGAAGTATCATTAACGGTTCCTATACACACTAATCCTGCCTGTAGGGTGAGAGTTGGAGTGTCTTGAGATGTAGACACCTTAAATGAAATTTGCGCCTTTGATGCCTCTCTGGATCGTGGTATATATCCAATATTCCCTGCCAATGAAACCACATTTTGACGAATGGTTGCGGAATTCAAAAATGATTCGTTCACAACCATGTTTGAATTAAATGCCGTAATATAGGTATTATATGCAAGTGTATCAATTAAAATTGAAAAATTAGATCCTTCGAAATCAAAATCCGTAAATGTTGAATTTGCACGAAGATAATCTTTGATTGAAGTTTTGATTTGATCAAAATCTAAATTTGCAAACTTTGTAAAAGGCATTTTTTTATCTGGTTGCCTCTAGAATGAATGAAAATTGTTGCGTTGGAATTTTTTGTCCGATAATATTAAAAATAATCGTAATTTCAAATTCATTTTCATCTGGTCTTGGATCTACCTGAACATCAACATCATTCACTCTGGGCTCAAAGTTTGAAATTGTATTCAAAATTTGATCACGAATAACCGAAGCAGTACCAAAATCGACGAATTCAAACAAACTTTGACGAACATCAGATCCTAAAATTGGATTAAAAAATCTTTCTGATGGAATTGTTTGAACTAAATTTCGAATTGAACGACGAATTGCCTGTTGATTCACCAGAACCGGCAGGTCATTTGTGATTGGATGTGGGTCAAATGATAGACTAATGTCTTTAAATGATCTTGATATCCGTGTAACAGACATATGACATAATATTCATCATATTATTTATAACTATTTGCAGGAAGTTCCGTAGTTTGGTTCTGTTCCGTATTCCCAGTCATTATAATCTTCATCATTGCGAATTTTTTCATGAAGATCAGATTGTTTTTTAAAATTATATTTCGGTGCTCTGTCATGAATGACTTCTTGAAGAATTTTTTTTTGATTTTCTTCTGATTCGAATAACATTTGTGAAACTCCTGTTTTAATAAAAAAACAGAACTTTTATAAAGGAGGTTTCTATCTCCTTATATTATTTAACGATTTATTTCTTTTATATTGTAATTATATGAATTTAAATATTTGAGCAATTCAATGGCAATTAATTTTGGTTTTCCATCACCACAGGTATAAATGTCAATCGCAACACAACCTTCTTCTGGCCAGGTATGACAGGATACATGACTTTCTGAAAGGGCAATTACGATTGTGATTCCATGTGGGATAAAACTATGTTTGAAAATATTAAGTATTTCCATTTTGGCACGATAAATTCCGCGTACCATAACTTCTTCAAGAGACTTTGCGTCATTTAATAGATTAAACTTAACATCACATACTTCAATTAGTATATGAGTCCCCATTGAAAATTGTTTCAATTATGATTATAGTAAAAATTTATTTATTTTATTTTTCTTCTGGAGTTTCCCAAAAATATTCATTTGTATCTCCAAGTCTACCCCATTTGAGATCAATTTCAGTAATCAGTTTTTTAACATCTTCACGATTCACCCTTTACCTTGACCGCGATACTTCTTTTTTGCCTTATTTCGTGATGTTGCCGAATATTTAGTATTATCTCCGGAACCCTGACTTGTGTTTTTTGGATGAGATTCGATCATTTGATTCGAATTCGGTGATTTTTTAATTGCCATCTAAAGTTTTTCCTATAATTTCAGTTTTAATTTCATTTGGATGTGGAGAACCCGACAAATAGAAATCATTTGCCAGATCCTCCATAGTATTGAAGTATTCTTCTTCTGTAAGGTTAGAATAAATTTTACGACCCTTACAGAGTATATTGTAAAATTCTTGAGGCATTAAATAACTCTGGTCTTTTCGTGTCCGACTCTGATTCTTGGATCACACCAAATCTCAAAACCGGCTTCTTTTGCATCTAAACAGAATGATACATCTTCACCACACATATCCTGAACTTCTCCAGACTCAAAAACTTGCATCTTTGGGGCAAACCAAGGGTACTTCATTTCTTCGTGCTCAAATATTCCTTTTTTAATAAGAATCCAACCAAATCCTGCATAATCGACAGTAAATGGTTTGCGACGCTTTGAGATACCTTCTACACTTTCATGATTCATCACTCCACCATTATTGCGAAAATCATCTTCTTCCATCCAATGTGCAACTGATGTGGTTACTCCATCTTCGGTTGCATACCATCCAGAAGCAATATCCTTATCCATGAGAACCAGTTGCCAAAACTTTTCACTGTTGAAGACAATATCAGAATCGATCCAAAGTTGCCAGTCATAATTTAATTTACCATCCCAAGGAAGTTGGTTTGGTCCTTTGAGAACATTTGCTCCAAGACATTTGCATCGGGCAAAATTGACCATTGATGAATAATCTTGGGAAATTTGAATACTTGCGCCTGCTTGTACTAGATCGAAACAGAGTTGTACAAAACTTTTGAGGTAAGTATATGAAACTCCTCTTCCTGGAAGGCAAAAGACAATTGATTTTCCTTTTACCATTTCTCGGGCAAGATTGTAGTCCCATTCTTCTTCTGTTTGTCTTGTGACTGGTGCTTTTGCTTTTACTGTAAATCCTTTTGCCATAATTTCAATTTAATACTGAATTATCATACGATATTATATATGATTTGTCAATTTATATTTTCTGTGAGGATTACCTCATCTCCTTCAATCTTAAAACCAATTTCAGTATCTTCATACCATGAGAGTTCATTCACAATACTCTCTGGAATAATTACATAATAGTCTCCACTGATTGGATCGACCTGTATATTCTCAAAAATTTCGCCGGAATTTTTTTTCATTTGAAGTTTTTATAAAACTTAATTTCATTTTGTATATATTCGAAAAAATTTTTGTATTTGAGTGTTTTATCTTTATGCCTTCCGTAACACTTTGTAGGTTAGGGGTACCTATGGTTTTTCAAACGCCCTCGCCGCCGGGGGCGTTAACTGTCGATCACGAACGAATAGGGGGTGAGTGTGCCACCCCCCGAACTGTCACTGCACGTCGCCCAGGGCGCTGTTCGCGGTGCTCATGCGGGTGGCGCTGCTGCCTGCTGCTCCGCCGTGAGTGCGAACGCGGGTGCTGCCGCCCTTGATCTGGTTCGCCCAGCGGTTGGCGCGGGTGCCATGAGCAACGGGCAGGCGGATGATCGTGAACTCGGCGCCGTTGATGGTGGTCATCGGGTGCGGTTTGCTTTGGAATTGTAGTCGATAAAGGGGGCACCAGTCAAGTGCCCCCGCAGGGGTCAGATGCCTGCCATGGCGGCGGCAAGGCGATCACGCTTGCGGATCGCGGTGGGCACGATGAACCAGAGGTCGCGCTTGCCGCTGTCGCTGCGGGTGGCATCCAGAATGCCTGCCTTCTCCAGGTCAACCATCACGGCGTGGATGGTGCCTTTGTGGCGGCGGGGGTCCATGCCCATGGCGCGAACCAGGTCGCTGCAGGTCATCGGGCCGTCGTTGATCAGGTGGGTGCGGATCGCGGTGCGGATGATGGAGGTGAGCATCGTTCGGGAGTGGTGAACTGGGTGTATTGTAGTCGGTCGGGGGTTGGTTTGCAACCCCCGATTGGATTATGCCTCAGTGTATCCGTCAAACCATTCGCCCTCCTTGCGGGTTTTGGGGTTGCGGCAGTGTGCTTGTGCCTGCTCCAGGGTCAGACCACGTTGGACAATCTGATCCCGCTTCTCAAGGTGGGGGGCATAGGAGCGGACGATGTTGTAGAGGGTCATCGGTTGGGTTGCTTGGTTGCTTGTGAATTGTAGCACGGATCAGGCGGCAAGCGCCGATTCCATGCAGATCTCCCGATCCTCAATCAGCACGTAGTCGGTTCCCAGTTGCTCCTCCAGATGCTCAGCGTATGCCTGGGCGGTGGATTTGCAATCGAACAGGCGGAGAGTGTTGAAGTCCTCCCTTTCATAGTCGGTACCAGCGATGACGGCGTAGACTCTCATGATTTGGTTTGTTTGGTGTGTTTAGTATAGAGGGTCAGGGGGTCGGGTATGACCCCCAGTGTGGCAGTGCCTCAGGCGGCATAGTCGGCAATGAAGTCCTCCAGGAACTCCCGTGCCTGATCGCCACTCATCTGGCAGATCATCTCACGGGCAACGGTCTCCCAGGAGAAGTCGTCGGCCAGGTCAAAGATGGCAGACCGTGCCTCAGAGGCGGAAAGTTCGGAGGCGGTGATCTGAGCGTAGGTCATCGGTGTGGTTGGTTGAACTGAATATATTGTAAGGGGTGGCGCCCCTCAGAACGCCACCAGTTGGTCCACTTCCCATTGTGGCACAGTCTGAACGGTGCCGCCGCAGTTCTTCCTTATCCAGGCATTGATGTGCTTGGTTGTGGTGGCGCTCCACTTGTGAGCGGTGCGAATCCAACCCTTACCAGGCACCAAGGCGGCAACGGGGGTCACGTAGGAGAACAGAACGCAGGTTCCGTCTGCCAGTTGAACCTCAGTCTGGTTGCTGCCGATCTGTTGAATGATCATGGGGTGTTGGTTGAACTGAGATCAGTATAAGGGGTCAGCGGCGGACCGATGCCAGCAGCAGGTCCAGCAGGACAACTGTCACAACCGCCTTCCAAAATCCTAGGGCGGTGATTCCAATCCACCCCAGCACCAGCACCAGGAGCCAGGCTTTCAGGGCAACGATCCCAACACCAACAACAATCAGGACACTTAACACCCCCAGCTGCTGAGCAGTGCTGAGGTTATCAATCCAGGGGAAACGCTTGCTCATGGTCTCGGTTTGTTTGATGTGTTTAGTCTACAGGGTCAGGGGGTCGGATGTGACCCCCCAGTGTGCCACTTTAGGCAGTGACCTCCATCCACTCCTGCTCGTTGCGGTAGATCACCACGGGAGCACCACCGAGTTCGATGCTCCAGTCGAAGGCAACGTCCACGGCGTGTTCCTCACTGGTGAAGAACTCGGCGTGATCGATTCCGGTGCCTTTGGGGGCGGCACTCCAGGAAGTGAAAGTCATCGGGTTGCTTGCGAACTGGAATCAGTATAGAGGGTCAGCGGGCGATCAGGTCGCCTGCGGTGTACAGTGCCTGTGCTGTCACACTCCTGATGGGGCGGATCGGTTCCCAGAACAGACAGAGCAGTATCAGAGCGATCAGGGGGCGGAACATACTAAAAAGGGGGAGCGATTGCCCCCCCCAGGTTATCACACAGTGGCAAGCGCCTGGGTGAGTTGATCGCCACGAATGGCGAGGTTGATGAACTTACCTACGGAGTCTTCGTTTTCAATCACCAGATTGAGATCTTCCACGAAGTTGGCAGGATCTGCCACGCTGTAGGTATAGTCACGACCACCGTTGAAGGTGATAGTCACTTGACCATCTTGAATATCGGAGATATTTTCGATGGCGTTGGATTGGAACTTGAACATAATCAGAAAAAGGTAAAGGGTTGAGTGAAGTGTTTTGAGCGGGATGCTTCACCCCCGCTGATGTGATCAGTATGGCACGGGTTGGGTGGGGGTGCAACCCCCTGTGTGCCAGTTCATCAGGTGTCACACATCATAGCAAAGGTATTCGGTCATTTCGTATTCAAACTGTTGGCGATCAGTCTCACTCAACCAAGAGAGAGATGCCATGAAATTGTAGTGATCAACCCAGGTGGCGCACGATGACATAATAGCATCGTGATCACTCATTCGGTTGTAGAAGTGGTGATTGTCGCAGATCATTGCCATGAGTTGGATTCCTCAGGAACAAACGTAGTATGACACGGAATCGGGGGGTCTGCAAGGGGGTGTGTGCCACCTTGCCAACTGTCACACGTTGGTGGGGTGGTTTACAATTTGGTCTTCAATTTGGTTGGCAAGTTCTTCCATAAACTCACGATCTTCACCATCCTCAAACTGTGCATTGTTTCGCACAATTCGCATCAGGAAGTCGATTTGTTCGTCGGTGAAATGATACTCTTTGAGTGTGTCAATCATTTGTTCAGGGGTGCGATGTTAAGAAAAATCATACGAATGGGTTCTCCTTGTACCCAAAATGACACAGCATAATCATCCACTTCAATGTCACCATCTACGGTGGAGAGATCAACATAATCCTGCCCATCATTGTCGGCAATGTAAGGATTGTCGTCCGTATCATATCCTACAAAGTATAGAGTATCATTCACACAGACAGCATAAGCATCTGCCAAAAGATTGTGAAATTGATTGAGAGTGATTGTGGTGTTGGTCATTTCAGTTTGAGTTTGAGTGCTTTGAGTGCTTGTTTTCTGGATTTGATTTTTCCTTTACACATGCCCTTGGTTCGCTTGTGCTTACCAGAGTTGTGTTGCCAGTTGGGTGTCATTTGAATCCCTCAGGAACGAATGTGTGTTGAGAGGGCACGGTAATTGCTTTTACCTCAACCACATTTCCCCGATTCTAGTTAGTTGTCGGGGTGGTTGGGAACCGCCTTTGCTTCTTCCCTCTCAACTTTTATAGTATGGCACGGAGGTAGCAGTAACGTAACCCCCCCTTGTGCCACTTACTAAACCGTCACACTCTCCACCATTATCTGTACTGTTTCATCACCATAAACGCAGGAGAGTTGATCTAAAACTTCATGCTCACTCATGTTTGCCATGTTGTCTACAATCGCATCATACACAAACTGCATGAGACATTTGGTGTCCATGTCATCTACACATCGCTCAGCGTAGAGTATAATGAGTTGGTTGAGTTGTTGGGAAGTGAGAGTCATCAGTTGTTAGTGGGGTGGTTTACAATTTGATCTTCAATTTGATTCGCAAGTTCTTCCATAAACTCACGATCTTCGCCATCTTCAAACTGTGCATTGTTTCGCACAATTCGCATCAGAAAGTCAATTTGTTCATCAGTGAAATGATACTCTTTGAGTGTGTCAGTCATTTTTTGATACTTTGCTTGAGTTTCAGTTTGTAAACT